ATGGGTGAATTATTACTTTGTCATGAAACAATTGCGGCTCTGCCCTATTATATAGAGGAAACCGGGATAAACATATATTCCATGGAAGAACTCAGCTATTATATTTCCGGAAATGTGTATCTTTTAGATCATTCCTTCATGTGCGAGAGTTTATGTACATGGGTGGAAAAACAGATGCATCGTGTCGAACTCGCACAAAAACTCAGGGAGAATATCCGCACGGAAGGAAAATTGTCCGATTTTGTTTTTGCCATATTGCAGGATACGGCATACTGTACCATGAAAGAAATGCAGGAGATCGTTTTTGCGGTCCGGCAGATGGAACAGAAGTCGGATTTTGAATGTGACAAGATCCGGGCAGACCAGCTGATGGAGAAGGAAAAATATCTGGCAGCTATTTACCGGTATAAACATTTGTTAGACGAAGCAGATATGAAGGAAACCAGTGAGGTTCTGCGGGGAAATCTCTGGCATAACCTCGGAACGGCGTATGCACGTCTCTTTTTGTTTGAAGAGGCAGGGCGCTGTTTTGAGAAGGCATATGCATTGAATAAACAAAAGGAATCTCTCAGGGAGTGCCTGATGTGCTGCCGCTGCCGGCATGATGAGGAAGCGTTTGCGGAAATTGCAAAAAGATATCAGGTGGAGGAGAGAAAGCAGCAGGAAATCAGAAATGAAATTTCCCTCGCATGTAAGAGCGAAAAACTCGAACAGTTTGAATCCCATCTGGAAGAATTAGCGCAGCGGACCGGGGGTGTCCAAAAGGGGAAGGCAAGGAAAGAAGTAATGGATGTGATTGTTCAGTGGAAGAAAGAGTATCGAAGGAGCTGCAAGGTATAACATATGATTTTTTCAAATTTATTTCATAGAAAAAAGAACAAAGAAAGTGAGACAGGAAGTTTCTCACAATATGATCAGAGCGAGTATGCAAAACTTGAGACAAAAAACATTGTAAAAGAATTGAATCTGTCGGACGCGGCGCAGGCAAAGAAATATGTAGTGGATTTGTGTAAGCAGATGATTCAGGCGTCTAAGGATATTGAAGACAGTAAATCGGAATATCAGCTGGTGACAAATTATCTGACAGATATTCAGATTCTCGAAGACCTGACGGACGCAGAGCGTAAACCGATTCTCGAGTGCGCCACACAGGTTGCAAAGCTGGAAAAGCAAAGAACCGATTTCCTGAAAACCAAACGCCGGCTGACAGATACGCAGTTTGCGCAGATGCAGGAGGAAGAAGAGAATCTTCCGGGAGTGATCCGCCGGCTGAAAGCCAATGAGGCAGATCTGGATGCGATCAAGAGAAATATGGCATATCTGGAAGGAAAAAAACTGGAATGGTCCATGCAGCGGTCAGATTCCGCAAAGGTACAGAAAGTAACCCGTACCGCAGCATGCTATCTGTTAGCTGTGTTTATTACGTTGTTTGCTTTTGTGGGAATACTTTCCTGGTATCTGAACAGGGATCTGCAGCTGGTTTTCACCATTATGGGATTTGCAGCTGTGGGAGCGGGCGCGTTTATTTTGATCCGTTATCAGGATTCTACAAGAGAGATCCGTCAGGCGGATGTCAACCGCAATCAGGCGATTACTTTGGAGAACCGGGTAAAGATCCGCTATGTCAATACGAAAAACGCGGTGGATTTCATCTGTGAAAAATATCATGTCCGCAATGCGAAAGAACTGGAATTTTTATATGGACAGTATCAGGAGGAAGCGCGGGAAAAGGAAACATTCCGTAAAACCAGTGATGATCTGGATTATTATACGCAGAATCTTCTGCAGTATCTGACACGGCTGCGGATGTATGATACCCGTGTATGGCTGACACATGCAAATGCGCTGGTCGACAGCCGGGAGATGGTAGAGCTGAAGCATGAACTGCTGACAAGGCGGCAGAAACTGCGGGCACGTATGGAGTACAGTGTGGGAAGTATCCATGAGATGAAGGGTGAGGCTCTCAAAAATATGAGCAAGCTCGGAAACAATGCTTATCAGCTGGAGCAGATCATCCGCAAGATTGAGGCGATGAATCCGGTATTTAAGTAAAAATAATAGTGATTTATTGCGTTTTTTTTTGAGATAGCCGCCCAGTGTGAAAGGGGCGGCTATCTCCTGTCTTATCGTGTAGTGTTTTGCATACAGTCAAAATTGGGATTGAAAGCATAGTAGTTTTTGCTGTCCAGTTCTTCCTGCAGCAGACGAAGAGCCTCGCCAAAACGCTGAAAATGCACAATTTCACGCTCGCGCAAAAAGCGGATTGGATCAGCAACTTCCTGATCTTTTGCCAGACGCAGTATATTGTCATACGTTTTTCTTGCTTTTTGTTCTGCTGCCATATCTTCCACCAGATCAGCAATGGCATCACCGCTTGACTGAAATTCGGTAGCGGAAAATGGAACTCCACCCGCAGCCTGTGGCCAGACACCTGCGGTGTGATCAATATAATATGGTGCAAATCCGGAAGCTTCCAGTTCTTTGGCGGAAAGTCCGCGTGTCAGCTGGCGGACAATCGCACCAATCATTTCGAGGTGAGCAAGTTCCTCGGTTCCGATGTCAGTAAGTACACCGGCAATCCGCGGATTTGCAAAAGAAAACCGCTGGGCCAGATAGCGCATGGAAGCTCCCATTTCGCCATCGGGACCACCGTATCGTAATACCCTATAATGCCTTGAAACCCGCTAAATTACAAGCTTTAGGAACATATCGAGACTTGTGTTTCCGCGGTCAAACACGATGTGGTCAACGACATTCCGCATCATGTTTCCTTTCTGGACATAATCTGCGGAATCATCCTGTAAGACTGTAAGCAGAGCAGAAATGTTCTGCTTCATTTTTTTGTCCATTTCTTCTTTAGACATGTCGGTGTTTGAAATCGTCAGCAGTTTGATATTTTTTTCAATGGCTGCACGTTCTTTTAAGAGCGCGGCTTTGTTCGCTTTGTATTCCTCTAATGAGTCAATCTCATTCAAATAGGCGGCTTTGATCCGCTTTTCTTTATTTTCCACTTTTTGTAACTGTTTTTCAAGATCCGCAAGTTTGGAGTCTGCATCAGCGGAGGCAGAGGAGATTACCGTATAAACGATTGCAGGAGAGTGCAGGATGCTTTCCAGATATTCGATTACCATTTTTTCAATAGGGTGGATGCCTATGTAGTGCGATTCATTGCAAAATCCCTTCGCGTATTTCCAACATTGGAAACCTCTGCTGTTTTTTGTACCGGAATATGCCAGTGTACCACCACAAGACGAACAGATCAGGAGTCCACTTAGCCAGTGTTTGGCTGCAGATACATCTCTGGATTTGGTCTTTCGCATATTCATGGCAAGGTGTTTTTTGATTTCTTCCAGTGTGGCTTTATCCCACAAAGGTTCCCAGTTGCCTTTGGTGTATATAACTTCATCTGCCGGTTTTAGTTGTCGCCCCCGATCCGTATAGTTCCACCGGGAGATACCGGCATAAAACGGATTTTCTAGTACATAGCGCACGCCGCGGGCATCCCAGAGGTTTCCATGTTTCGTGCGATAGCCCTGTTCGTTGAGTTTTCGTGCAATCTGCAGCAGGGAAGAACCGGAGAGCAGTAGATCTTTCATCATGATCGGGATCTGTACGGTTTTCGGATCTTTTTCCGGAGGTTTTTTATTGCCCGGGGACTGGTAGCCGATCGGGGCATCCCCTTGATAATGTCCACGCAGCGCATTTTGTGTCATGCCGCGCATCACTTCCCCGGAGAGGCGGATGGAGTAGTATTCGTCCATCCACTCGATGATCCGCTCGATCAGGGAGCCAAACGGTCCGTCGATAAGTGGCTCGGACACGCTCACCACATCGACGTTGTTCTTTTTCAGGAGTGATTTGTACACAATGGATTCCTCCTGATTCCGGGCAAAACGGGAGAATTTCCACACGATGATCGTATCGATCGGGTGCTCTTTGGACTTCGCCAGCGCAATCATCTGTTGAAATGCAGGACGTTTGTTTGCTTTCCGACCGGAGATCCCGTTATCCTGAAAAATATATTCCATGGGGATATCGGTGTGGTTGTTTTTTGCATAATCCATCAGCAGACGAAGCTGCGCATCCGGGGAAAGTTCTTCCTGCTTGTCGGTGGATACACGGATGTAGATGGCGCCGGTTTTGCGTTCAGATAAGGTTTCTTTCATGGCATATTACACCTCTTTCTCTATAGTGTATGTTTTTGGGTACAAAAATAACAGCCTGCGTCAAACGGGTGTTCCGCTTGCGAAGCTGCTCCGAGAATGATACAATATGCTTGTCTAGGGCTTCTGTATCATTCGGGAGCTTGCCGCCTTGCTTTGGTAGAGCAGGGCGGTTTTAAATTGACAAAAATGTATGTATGACATATAATACACTTAACAGGAAAGCCGATAGATAGGTGTCAGCTATCTACTCCGGCGAATCAACAAGTTTAAATAACCGTCAGTTCTTACCAGGAGCAGGACGGTTATTTTTTATGTCTGAAATTACAAACTAGTGTAACAATAGCACATATCATTATCACAAATGTGAACAGATCAGAATATGTAACCATCGGCATCATCCCCCTTCACAGGCTCGGAGTAGATGCAACCGTTCCTCGGCTTCCCAGGTAAGTGTATTATATCGTCAAGGTGCTTGTATTGTTTTTTCATCAATTGCGCATGCAATATTTAATATATCTTATCCAATCTGGAATATGATCAATACATTCGTTTAGGGAAGTATTGTTTAATTCTTTAATGGTAGATAGTCCCTTTAGGTATTGCATATATAGAGAAGGCTCAGTATTTCGTGTTTGAATTTCATACTCAGCATGTGAGTCCACAAATTCATTTGCATCCTCTAAGGAATCGAAAACTTTTGTGGCACGTTTATTTCCTGGTTTTATTATCGCATATTTGGTAGGCGATTTATAAAGATTTATTTTTCCAACATAACATATCCCTGAATAGTCAACATTGAACCCTCCACTGGATAATCTGGTTAATTTGACACAAGAAGGGGATAAATTTGCGGAAATAAGTTGTTCAGAAAATTGCTGAAAAAACTGTGTTTCAATATCGTTTAATATATTATAATTATTTTGTGGAGGCACTGTGCTAGACACAATTTTCATGTTAAAGGAATTTTCTGCATTGTTAGCCTTGTTTTTGGGTGAAATATTACAGCTTGAATGTTGATTTCTTAAGCTGTTATTGTTTCTTAAAAATTTATTTAAAAATGTTTGAAATGGATTCAAAATAACCTCCGTGCAATTTGATTATAGGTGTAGTAAAGTTGAGGAAACTTTGATTAATTAAAAGGAAGTTCCTCATCAATTTCAGGGAAAGGAGGTTCTTCTGGATCAGGGATATTCATAAATCCATCGGAAATGAAAGAGGGTTCTTTATAATCCCATGCCTTTAATAAGCGGGAATTATAAAAAGAACTCTGGCAGCCACATTGAGGACAATATCTTGCATTGGATGGTAGCGGAGATGTATTTGAACATTCGTCATTTATACATCTGTTTACCAAGTTATTTCCGCATATTTGGCAGAAATCCCCTTCAATATTTGTTATTTCATTGTGACAAGTAGGACATTCTTTTAATTTCCCGTTTTCGTAAGTATCTAATAAAGGATATTTCATCTGATCTCCATCTCCCCATTCTAAAGTTTTTTTGTTTCCACATATAGGACAATAATTTCCATAGCGCTGGATTATTCCGGCATCACATTTTTTACATTTTCGTTTATAGATAAAATCATAATATAAATGAAAAATATGATTATCATACTCGTCCTGAGCATTAATATGAGATTTCCATTCTACAAACTCATAATAACGACGTTTTGCTGCTTTATCCGAAATTTGGCATATATCCTTTAGTTGTTTTTGATTCATTATTTTAAAACCAAGAAGAGCTGCATGTGGAACAAGAATTAGCTGAGCGAAGTAATTAGCTTCAAGTTCGGCAATTTTATAGTTGTAATCATCAATATTTTCTAAAAAGAAATCACCGCGTAACAATTTCTCTTTTGAGCACAACTGGTGGTGCTTTAAAAGTACATGACCTAGTTCATGAGCTAAATTCCAACGTACTCGGTTACATGACGTGATGTTTAAATCTAGATCATTATAATAGATACAGTATTTATTTTTTGAGTGGCAATAAACGACATAAGAATCTTTGGTTTCTGCACTGATGATAAGTTCGCCATATGATATCCCGTGTTTTCTCACCTGACTGCTATAAGTTATCATTTTAATATTAGAATAAGAACGGATAATTGTGCCAATTTTTACAGGTATGGATAATTGGTTGCTGTGTAATAGAGCAGAATAAACTATATTTTTTATCTCGTTCCTTCTATTACTCGATATTTCCAGAGTCATCTTCCTCCCAATTGTAGTCATCAAAGTTTGCCTTAAGAATATTCATTAGTTTTGTTTTTTCTTTATCTGACATTTTACTGCGTTCTCGTTGAATAATTGTTAAATCAATATCACTACTGATTGAATTAGTAGACATCTCATTTTTTTCCATAGGAACATCATAGCCAAGTAACCATGCTTCATTTATTTGCAAAACCTTACAAATAGAAAAAATCCTATCTTGTTTTGGTTTTGTATAACCAGACATGTATTGACTTATTGCGGATTTTGGAATCTTTGTTGCTTCAGATAGTTCAATTGGTTTTATATTACGAATTACTAATGCTTGTTTTAATCTATCTTTTAATTCTGCAATTGGTTGAGACATAATAACAACCTCCTTTTTCTTGTATTATAATAGGAAAGTTTAAAAGCGTCAATAAAAAAGTTTAAAAAGTTTCAAAAAATATATTGACAGAAAAGTTTCAAAATGTTAAACTTTATATAGTTTCAAAATTTGAAACAAAATCTATAGGAAGGAGTTAGTAAATGGCATTTGATTACAGCAAATTGAGAGGAAAGATTGTTGAAAAATATGGTAGTCAGTCTGCATTTGTAAGGGCTTTTGGAACATCAGAAAATACTTTTTCACTGAAAATGAATAATAAAGTAAGGTTTACATCTGATGACATTGTTAAAATTTCAAAGATGCTCGATATTCCAGAAGGGAAGATTGGCTTATATTTTTTTAGTCAAAAAGTTTAAAAAAACTAAACTAATGGTGGGAATATGAACAAATCAGAATTTATGACACAGCAGGAAAGAGAAGCGTATCGCATCGGATATGAACGTGGAAAACAGGAAGGTCTTAAGAAAGCGTCACTGCTCATTCAGTTGGTGGCATTAGATAGTAACGATTTTAAGGAGAGTATTCTCCAGAACAGCAAAGAAGCTGTTGAGTTGAGAAAAATTTTTATAGAGAAAGGTGAATAACATGAGTGATTTAATTAACATTGACATGGAAAACCAGACAGTTTCAGCAAGAGAGTTACATGAAAAATTGAATATTGGAACAGCATTTAAGGATTGGTTTCCGAGAATGGCTGAGTATGGATTCGTAGAAGGCACGGATTTCAACATGCTCAAAATTGAGCGGGTTCAAATGGAAGGAAGTAGAGAAGTGAGGCGAGAGGTTACAGATTATAACATTTCTGTTGATATGGCAAAACAGATTTGCATGATTCAGAGAACACCAGAAGGCAAAGCCGTGCGTCAGTATCTTATCGATTTAGAGAAGGCATGGAATACACCGGAACAGGTATTTGCTAGAGCGTTAAGGATGGCAGATCAGACAATCAGCAGCTTAAAAGATAGATGCAAATTTCTCGGTGGACAGGTTGTGGAACAGCAGAAGGTTATTGAACAGTTAGAGCCTAAAGCATCATATTACGATCTGATTCTCCAGTGTAAAGATCTTATTGCGACAACTGTTATTGCTAAAGATTATGGCATGTCAGCAAAGAAGTTTAATTCTATGCTTCATGATATGGGAATTCAATATAAACAGGGAGATATATGGGTACTGTATTCCAAATATCAGGGACAGGGATATTGAAAGCAAAAACGCACAACTATGCAGATGGAAATGGAGTGCAACATTCGAAAGAACATGCATATTGGACGCAGAAGGGAAGGCTGTTCCTTTATGATCTTCTTAAGCAAGAAGGTATTTTACCACTGATAGAGAGGGAATATGTGGCTTGATTTTTAATAACAGAAAGGAGATGAGAGAGTGTGGATTTCAAGAAAAAGATGGAAGGTGCTTGAAAAAAGAATTGCTGACCTTGAAAAGCAAGTTCAAAGCCAGCAGAAAAAAGTAGATGCCATTTGTGATTTCCGGCTAGAAAGACAAAAATTGCTTTCTAAAGCTGGTCCGAAGCATCATTGGGATTAGCAAAACCTATTCTTCTTGCGGGTTTAGTTTTATCTTCACGTTCAACAGATGTGAGTAAGAAATTGAGTTGGCTGGCGTGCTGAATTAATTGGGACTTTTTTCCATTTACTAAACCATAAAAATAGAGGATATCAGGGTTTTGATAACCGAGACTTGTGACAATCATGGTGATTGATGTCCCGAATGAAGTTAAACGGAGCGCAATTTCATGGTCATCATCAAGGGATGCTTCAAAATTATGAATTTGCTCAAGAATTTTTTCGTATTTCCAGTCGGCCAAGTCATAATTACGAATGGTAATTGGTTCAATAAAATTATTCATATGAAAATTTCCTTTCATAATACTCGGACGCGGCAACGTCCTGTAAGGAGATTATATCACAAATGGAAGATTCAGAAAATTAAGAACCGCGTACAGGCACAGTTAATAACCTATTAACAGGAGGTGGGCTTATGGCAAGATATCCAAAGAAAGCTACATATAGAACCTTTGTGATCGATTCTAAAACCGGTGAATGGAAACAAATTGATCCCAAGGATATACCTCAGAACAAAATTGATGAGTTGTGTGACAAGTTTGCGCTTGGCGCAGGTTATAAGCGCGTAGAGTAGCCACTGCGGTGGCTGTGCGGACAAGCTAAAGGAGAAAAGCAGATGAGAAACAAAGTATTTACAGCCAGAGTTGCGGTTATGGCGATCAGAGTAATGGCAATGAATTCAACCGGCATGGGTGGAGTGATTGCAGCGGTCATGGTGATTGTCGGTGCAGTTATAACATTTGCAGCATACACATTGGAGCGGCTGGAAAGTGAACGTCGTGAAACTGAGCGTCGTATACAGCAGCTACGGAAAGTCAGGAAAGGAGAAAAATGCACATCAGTGAAATAAAGCGTATGTATCCGCAATATCCGAATGAAGCTTCGAATCTCACGTACCCGCGAAAGGAAAAGAAAAATGATGGGGATTTCAAGGAAGTGTTGGATGTGGAAATAAAAAAGATGGAATCAGCCGACCAAAGCAATGATTCCATCTAATTGGGGGGTTGTTTCTCTCTCGGGAAACAAAAGAAAAATAAGCATTAAAATGCTATGCTATTATTTTACAAAAAATATATTTAATGTGCAAGTGGAAAATATGAATTTAAGTCAGATTGAATCCCTTGTAAGTGCGTATTTGCACTGCAAGGATGCAGAAAAGATTCTGAATAATGCAGGATCATTTATTTACACAGAGGCAGCGTGTCCACTTATGGACGAACCGATGGAGCAGATCTATGCGGTGCTGATAGACGGGCAGGATGATGAGACAGCGGACTGGATCTATGATCTGCTGCAAAAAGGTGAAGCAAAGGCAATCTATGATCTGCTGCAGGAAGGAGCCGACAATGGAAACGATCCCAGATAATTATGATTTCTTCCGGATGCATGAGGATGAGCAGGACAAATGGCTGGAACAACGGCCGGTGTGTGTCTGCTGCGGTGATCATATTCAGGATGATTATTGTTATGACGTTGGCGGAGAAATCTACTGTGAAGATTGTATGGTTTCATGCTTCCGGAAGGTGGTGTGATGTATTACAGACCCTGCCCCTATTGTGGGGCACATCTTGATCCGGGTGAATCATGTGACTGCCTGGAAAAGAAAAAGGAGAACAATAAAAACATCCTTGCAGCATATAGAAGTGGCAGTGATGGACAGATGGAAATGAAGTTGGAGGATATGATGTATGGCACTTAAATCGTGGGAAGAAATGCGCAAAATTGACGTAACTCCATATTGCCAGGAACGGGATGGAATGACGTATCTCAATTGGGCAAAATGTATTGATTTGCTGCATGAGAATGGTGCAAAGAAAGTTTACTGGGTGCCGATTCCGGATGAGGGAACGGGAAGTTCTTTGCGTATGGTTTCAAAAGATTTCACAGATAGCAAAGGAAATACAAACCGATGCTATGAGACACGGATACATGTCGTTATTGATGAAAATGAGTATGAAATGCAGTCACCGGTGATGAATGGCTCCAATCCGGTCAAGGATAATTCCATGAGCCAGCAGAGGGTATGGAACAGTATGTGCCGGTCCTTTGTAAAGTGTGTGGCAATTCATACGGGGCTTGGATTTAACCTGTGGCTCAAAGAAGAAATGCAGCCGTTTAACAACATCATTCCGAGGAATGAGGAGAAGCCGAGCCCGGCAAATATTAAGATCCTGAAAGACCTGTGCCTCAAACATAAGGTGAATCTTGAATACTGGATCACGAGCAACGGAAAGACTTGGGACAGTTTATCAGCAGAAGATGTTGGTACAATGCTGAACAGTCTGAAATCGAAGTATGGTGATGACTGATGTATACGATGGTAGATGTGAAGCAGTACCGGGAAAACAGCGATGGAACAGATCTTGTTGTTTCCGTTCCGGGAATGAAACTTGGGGGGCTGCTCCAGAGAAAGAAGATCAAGAATGCAGAGATCCGCTTTGATGATGGGCGGCATATCTCTGCGGAGCAGAGGAAGAAAGCATATGCAACGATCCGGGATATTGCAGACTGGACAGGCTATCCACCGGAAGAAATGAAGGAACGGATGAAGTATGAGCATATGATCCGTACAGGAGATCCTTATTTCAGCCTTTCTAACTGTTCGATGGATACCGCGCGGGAGTTTATCAATACGATCTTGGAATTTGCTTTAGAGTGGGGAATCCCACTTTCAGACAATGCGATTGACCGGACGGATGATATCGGGCGGTATCTGTATTACTGCCTAATGCATAAAAAGTGTGCCATCTGCGGCAAGGATGGGGAAATCCATCATGAAGATGCAATCGGTATGGGAAATAACCGCCGGAAGGTGGATGATTCGGGTTATAAGAAGATCTGCCTGTGCAGGGAGCACCATACGATTGCTCACCAGATGGGAGTGATCCGGTTCCGGCAGATGTATAAGGTGTATGGAATTGTTGTGAAGGCGGAATGAAAATGACATTTGAAAGGTGGCGAGAAGTGCTGATTCGGGAGGTGGAGTGATTGGATGGCAACTACATAAAGCTGAGCCGCGGGCTACTGGAATGGGAATGGTACACAGATATCAATACAACCCGGCTGTTTATCCATATGCTTCTGAAAGCCAACTGGAAGGATGGAAATTTCAAAGGGACAACGGTTCCACGTGGATCGTTTGTCTCATCCATCGGGAAGCTGTCGGGCGAAACAGGGCTTACGGAGCGCGAAATCCGCACCGCAATTTCACATCTGAAAAAGACAGGCGAAGTGACAAGCAAAACGACAAACAAATTTACTGTATTTACAGTGGTTAAGTACGATTTGTACCAGACAACCGACAAGCAAAATGACAGGCAACCGACAGGCAACCGACATTCTAACGACATTCAAACGACAACAATAGAAGAAAAGAAAGAAGGGAAGAAGGAAAGAAACACACCCCCTATATCCCCCGTGGAACGGTTTGCAGATTTTGCCGCAGCCTATCCGAAAACCTGCATTGGTTATCTGGCAGAGACGGAATACTGCAATGCGGTTGATGCCGGAGTGTCGGAAGCTGGCCTGATTGCAGCGGCAGAGAATTATGCTATTGCCTGCCAGCGGAAAAAGACACCAGCCCGGTACATCAAGAACCCGGAGAACTTTTTGAAAGAAAACCTGTTTATGCAATACCTGGAAGGAGTGGATGATGGACCAGCAGATGAAAAACATGATCAACGAAATACTGGAGCGCGTGAAAAAGCGCTCAACGAACTGCTTGAAGAACGCGGATGTTCCGGATGTTTCGAAGGGTTCTGATGTGTGCCCAGTCTGCAAGGGCAGCGAATGGATTCTGACCGAAAAGGACGGTATTGAAACAGCCGTGCCGTGTAAGTGCCGGGAGCGTGCGATCATGTTGCGGCGGCTGCGGTTTGCGGATATCCCGGAAGCATTCAGGGGAATGGAACTGAAAACATTTCGGATGGATGTGTACCGGGAGCGGGACAGCAGGAAGAAAGTGTCGGATGCCTGCCGGATCATAAAAGCGTACCTCGGGGATTTTGAGAACCAGAGGGAGCAGGGGATGGGACTGTTTATCTGGTCCCGGACAAAGGGCAGTGGGAAAACAAGGATTGCGGCAGGGATTGCAAACGAGCTGATGAAAAGCTACGCAGTCAAATTTGCGGTATCACTGACCATCCTGCAGGAAATCAAGAATACATGGCGGCGGGACGCGGAATACAGTGAGAGCCGTTTGCTGGATGCACTCTGCACCACAGATATCCTGGTCATTGATGATTTCGGAGTGGAACGGCCGGCAGACTGGATCAATGACAAGCTGTACCAGATCATCAATGAGCGTTATATAAACCGGAAAGTGACGATTTTCACAAGTAATGAATCTCTGGAAACGCTGCAGTATGATGACCGCATCACGAACCGGATCAAGGAGCGAACCTACCAGATCGCATTCCCGGAAGAAAGCGTGCGGGATCATATCGCAGAGCTGCATCAGGAGGACATGATCCGGAAGCTGATGGACGGTTGAAACACCAGCGAAAGCAAAAGAAACCATTGCGAGTTCGAAAGGCATGGAGAACCATACAAGTCAATTTATAACCTTGACACAGATAACGAAGAGGAAATACACGATAGTTATGGAGATTTACTTAGCTGGCTTAAGGCAGAAAGCGAGGAATAGGCATGGAGAGATTAACAGAACGGACAGCGGATGGAATCTTAGTAAAAGAGAATTACGAGAAAGAAACATTAAAAACCTTGTATCAGTGCTATGGCGAAAATCCTAATTCATATTATTCCAACTGTGAAGAAGGTTATTGCGCAATGGAGAAGTTAGCGGATTACGAGGACTTAGAGGAACAGGGATTGCTTCTGCGGTTGCCAATCAGTGAAGATGCACCAGTGTATTCCATCGAGTATTGTTGCGGAAAAAACAAAAGTAATCGGTCTGGAATGTGTTTTAGAGGATTTTGCGAGAATTGTAGTGATAAGGCGTACTACATACGTGAAAGCGTAGCTAAACAATGCAGCATTTGCGAAATTAATAAATCGGTATTCTTTACTCGTGAGGAAGCAGAAGCCAAGCTGAAAGAAATGGAGGAAAATCAATGATTAAAGGAAAGAAAGTAGTAATGAACGACAAATACTATGTGTCAGAGAAAAATAAAGGCAAGATTTTTGAAGTTACAAGTGAGCCGTATAGTGTATGCGGAACCGTAGTTGTAAAGCTGAAAGGCTTAAGCGGCTGTTATGCGTTGGATGGATTAGACGAGGTGAAGGATGGAAAATAGATACTTATCCCGTGGAAAGCGGATTGATAATGGCGAATGGGTGGAAGGATTTCCATTTCTTGTAAATGATGTTTCGTATATCTTGCCGCATCACAATACAGGGCAGCCAATACACGTAGATAATTTGTTAAGTACATCCGTTGAGGTCTCGAAAGACACCATCTGCCGGTGCACTGGACGGACAGATCGAGATGAGAAATTGATATTTGAACACGATGTAATTGCTTATCTTGACACATATAGCACAGAAAGCGGATATGCAGAAGCAGATTGTGCCGGTGAAGTTGTGTGGGATGAAGAAACATTGTCTTTCCAAGTGACAAACAGATTATCTGCTGAAAGCTGGGAAGTCCTTGGCGGGGAATGTAAAGTGCTTGGAAATGCGATTGAACATCCGGAATTGTTGGAGGTGTAGGATGACATATCTCGTATACATGAATTACATGATGCTTGTTTTTATGTGCGACTATATGCAAATCCTTCCAAGTGAATTTATAGGAATCTTGATTATTTTGGGTTATGTGGCACTAGCCGTACACATTTTTTTGAAGGGCAAAAGAAAGGAGAAAGGAGAATGAGCGAAGAACTTAAACCATGCCCGTTTTGTGGTTGCCATGATCGCAGAGTAGGCGTGAGAAAAATGGGAAACAAAGGATATAGGATTATATGCGGTAAATGTGGATGTGCTGGTCCGTATGTAAAAATTAAAGAATTTCCTAACAAGATGGACGCGCAGGGAAAAGCAAAGGAAACATGGAACAGGAGGGTAAAGATCGAGATTGTGAAAGGAGTGTGAGATATGTCAAAAGCAGTGTTGGTAATGAATATGCCGGAACAGGTATGCCAGAAATGCACATTGTGCTATGAGACAGAGGATGACGAATATCTGTGCTGTGCGACAGGAAAACTTGTACCAGACGGAGAAAAACCGGATTGGTGTCCGCTCCGAGAATTACCGAAACATCGCCGCACGATCGGAAATGTAAGTGAAGGGGAAAAATTGTTAATGAACGCGGGGTTTAACGATTGCTTAGATGAAATTTTAAAATAAATCGAAAGGAGTAAGAGGTTTGCTGGCCGGCGTGAAAGAGCTCTTTACTCCAAAAACAAATGGAATCAGTAAAAGATAGGATGAAGCGGCTGGGAACTTATGAGAAGATCGCTTCGTTCATGCAGAAAGAAAAGCAGGATTATGCTTTCAAGCGTAAGTATGCGCAGATCAGAGCAGAAGAGTTTCAATCAGAATGTGATCGTAGAGAATTGAACTGCCATGTATCAGTTGGAGGTTTGGACAGCATCATATTGTATATGTTCCTTCATGAAGTGTGTCATATCGATGTACCAGGTGTATCAGCATCTACACTCGAGGATGCAAGCATTCAAAGAGTACATAAGGCAATAGGAATTATAAATGTGCCACCGCTCATGCGGGATGATGGTACACGATGGACAAAGCCAAAGGTTATACGGGAGTTTGGCTTTCCGGTCATATCCAAGGAGATTGCAGGAAAAATCGAGTTGCTGCAGAATCCAACCGAGAAGAATAAGACAGTCAGACACGCGATTATAACGGGAGAGACCGGGGAATATGGTGGATGGCAGAAGAATTCGAAGATGCAGCTTAATCAGCGGTGGTTGAAGCTATTCGGCGGGTATGAAAATGAAACCGAAGGATGCGACTTTCAAAAGCCGGATTTTCTGGTATCAGCGAAATGCTGCTATTACCTTAAAGAAAAGAATTGTGATGACTGGGGAAAAGAGCATAACAGTGTGCCATATTTAGGATTGATGGCATCCGAGGGCGGCAGACGTGCCAAGAGCCTGCGGATGAATGGCTGCAATTACTTTGGGGCATCCACAATCAGATCAGCACCATTTGCAATCTTCCACCGGCAGGATATTCTTACACTTGCCTTGGAGATGGATGATCTCTGGAAGAACGGATTAAAAGAGAAGTATCGTGCTGCTGGAATCAAGGATGGGATAATAACAGAAGATTTTCAGATGCCGGAATCTTTGATACCGGAGATTTACGGTACGATTGAGAAAAAGCAGGACGGCACGTTGTACACGACAAAAGCGCAGCGTACCGGATGCAGTATGTGCGGTTTCGGAATCCACATGGAGAAACGACCGCATCGGTTTGATCTGTTGTATGAGAGTAACCCGAAAGAGTGGGATTATCTGATGTTCCACATGTGTAAGGACAAGGACGGGAATGATTATGGATGGGCGAAAGTGCTTGATTATATTGGTGTAGGGTGGGACCCGACCACCATCGGCGGTAATTGCAAGGGGCAGATGAGTTTAGAGGATTTTATGTAAACGAGAATTTATACTGATATATGACATTTTAAGAATGTTTAATTTGTGTGAAAAAATGTAATTCCATATTTATGGTAGAGCTCGAATAAAAGATGAAGGAGGTGCTACCTATGGAATTTTTATATCACTTGATTTTAGGAACGTTATCTAAGCTTCTTGCAGATATTATTCATGATGTAATTAAAAGAAAGTAAAGAAAGGAACCGGGACTCTGGCCAGAGTGATGCATATGCGGTCTCCTTTTGAAAAATGACATATAAAGAATTTTTAGAAACAAAGATTGAACTTGCGACAGAAAGCGGATTTGTTGTGGATCCGGAAAAAGTCAACAAGGTATTAAAGCCACACCAGAGGGATGCTGTGGTGTGGGCGCTGAAAGGCGGCAGGCGTGCATTGTTTGAAAATTTTGGACTTGGAAAGACGGTACAGGAAATTGAGTTTTGCCACTTGGCAGCAGAACATAGCAGCGGTCGTGCATTGATCGTGTTGCCGCTTGGAGTTAAGCAGGAGTTTACACATGATGCGGTGGAAGTGCTTGGATATGAAAAGCCGGAGTATTGCCGGACAATGGAAGAAGTGGAGCAAAGCAAAAGCAAGATCGTATTAACAAATTATGAGCGTGTCCGTGATGGGGACATCTGGCCAGATTATTTTGCAGCGACGTCTCTCGATGAAGCCAGTGTTTTACGAAGTTTCGGAAGCAAGACGTACCAGACATTTTTGGATAAATTTAAGAATGTGCCTTACAAATTGGTGGCAACTGCTACACCATCCCCGAACAAATACAAAGAATTGATCCATTATGCTGGGTATCTGGAAGTAATGGATACGGGGCAGGCGTTAACAAGATTCTTTCAGAGAGATTCCACAAAGGCAAACAATCTGACATTATATCCGAACATGGAAGATGAATTCTGGCTGTGGGTATCATCTTGGGCGTTATTTATCACGAAACCTTCAGATCTCAATCCGAATTATTCTGACGAAGGATATGATTTGCCACCGCTTGACGTGAGATGGCATGAACTGCCGGTACATTACGGAGATACCGCAGATAAAGACGGACAGATGCAATTATTCCAAGAAGCCGCCGAGGGATTGAAAGAAGCTGCGACAGTCAAGAGAGAAAGTATTGATCGCCGCGTCGCAGAAATGAAACACATTATTGATGAAACGCCGGACGATCATTTTCTGTTGTGGCATGATCTGGAGAACGAGCGACACGCTATTAAAAAGGCATTGCCGGATGTGGTGGATATTTACGGATCCATGAACTACGATTTGCGTGAGCAGAGAGTAATAGATTTTTCAAATGGTCGTACAAAGTTATTTGCCACAAAGAAATCATTATCAGGATCCGGATGTAATTTTCAGAGGTATTGCCATCGCGAGATATTTCTTGGAATTGACTATGAGTTTAACGATTTTATCCAGGCGGTGCACCGGTGTTATCGATTTTTACAGAAAGAGCCGGTTGTGATTGATATCATTTACATGGAAAACGAGCGACAGATCAAAGAAGCATTACTGGAAAAGTGGAAAAATCATAATCACATGGTAGCAAAGATGATCGAGATCGTAAAAAAATATGGACTGAACTCAGCAAATAAGGCACAGCGATTAGAAAGGAAGATGGGTGTGGAAGGTAGCAGAGAAGAAAGAACAGTGAAGGGAAATCATTATGAGGCGGTATATGGGGATTGCGTAGAGGAAACCAGATTGATGGAAACAAACAGTATCGACCTGATACATACATCAATCCCATTTGGAAATCATTACGAGTACAGTGCCAATTATAACGATTTCGGGCATAACCAGAACACGGACCGGTTCTTTGAGCAGATGGATTTCCTCACACCGGAATTGCTTCGGGTGCTTAAGCCGGGGCGTGTGGCAGCAATCCATGTTAAGGATCGTGTATTATTTGGAAATGCAACTGGTACCGGGATGCCAACTGTTGAGCCATTTCACGCACAGTGCATCAGCCATTACATGAAGCATGGATTTCAGTACTTCGGAATGATCACAGTGGTAACAGATGTTGTCCGGGAAAACAATCAGACATACCGCCTTGGATGGACGGAACAGTGCAAGGATGGTTCGAAGATGGGAGTAGGATGTCCGGAATATATTCTGCTTTTCCGTAAATTGCCAACCGACAGATCTACGGCATACGCAGATGTTCCGGTCAAGAAATCCAAAGAGGATTACACCCGGGCACAGTGGCAGATTGATGCACATGGATATTGGAGATCATCAGGAGATCGGCTAGTCAGCAAAGAAGAATTGAAAGAGTTTCCGGTGGACAGCTTGCAGAGCGTATACAGAGAGTACAGTCGCGGCAATGTGTACGATTATGAAGAACATGTAAAACTGGCTGAAAAACTCGACAAAATGGATAAACTGCCGGCATCGTTTATGGTCGTTGCACCGGGTTCTTGGAATCAACTGGAAGTATGGGATGATATCAACCGCATGCGCACCCTCAACACTACGCAGAGCAGGAAGAGGGCACAGATGCACGTGTGTCCATTACAGTTGGATATCGTGGAGCGGATCATCAACAGATACAGCAATGAGAGGGAATGGGTATATGATCCATTTGGAGGTCTGATGACGGTACCAATGACGGCGATTAAGATGCACCGGAACGGCAAAGGATGTGAGCTAAACCCAGATTATTTCCGGGATGGCGTCGGATATCTGCAGGCTGCAGAGAATGAAGTTGACGAGCCGACATTGTTTGATTTCATGCCGGAGGTGCTGCCATGAAAGATTTAATTATCGATTGCTTCGCTGGCGGCGGTGGGGCGAGTGTGGGAATTGAGATGGCTCTTGGGCGGCCGGTTGATATCGCAATCAATCACGACCCGGATGCCATATTGATGCACAAGACAAACCACCCGGATACGCTGCATCTGACAGAGGATATCTTCAAAGTCGATTTGCAGAAATATGTAAAAGGCCGGCATGTAGCACTGATGTGGGCAAGCCCGGACTGTACAAGCCATTCCAAGGCAAAAGGTGGAAAACCACGGGAGAAAGGACTGAGAATCCTCCCGTGGGCTGTATATAAACATGCCAAAGCAATCCTGCCGGATGTGATTATCATGGAGAATGTGGAAGAAATACAGCAATGGGGTCCTCTTGATGAGAATGGACATCCTATACCGGAGCGTAGGGGAGAGGACTATAAGAAATTTATCACGGCCATGAAATCGCTGGGATATATATTTGATAGCAGGGAGCTGGTAGCTGCTGACTACGGAGCACCGACTACAAGAAAACGCTGGTATGCGATCTTCAGGAGAGATGGGAAGGATATCAGATGGCCAGTTCCTAAATATGGAAAAACTGAATTAAGGAAATGGAGAGAGTGTGGAGATTATATTGACTGGTCAGACCTGGGAAAGTCCATATTTGACAGACCTAAGCCTCTGGCAGATGCAACAATGAAAAGAATTGCAAATGGATATGTGAAATACGTTGTCAACAACCCGAATCCGTACATAGTCAGAAACAAAGAGGCGGTTGCATTTTTGATTCAGTACCACGGAGAGCAGAAAGCAGGAGATTCCCGTGGACAGTTACTGGATGAGCCAATCAAAACGATTGACACCAGCAACAGATATGGCCTCGTAACGGCATTTATTACCAAATTCTATAAAACCGGTATCGGCCAGGGATGCGATGAACCACTTCACACAATTACTACAAGTCCTGGACACTTTGGATTGATATCTGCCTATTTAATCAAATATTACGGAACTGGTTGCGGTCAGGAACTCCGTGAGCCGCTTGCGACAATCACCACAAAAGACAGATTCGGTCTTGTGAATGTGGTAACGGATATACAAGGTGAAAAGTATATTCTGAAAGATATATTTCTTCGGATGCTAAAACCGGAAGAACTGAAGTTGATGCAGGGCTTTCCGGCAGATTACATCATTGACCATGATTATACCGGTAAGCCTTATCCGATTGCAAAGCAGGTGGCAAGAATCGGGAACAGCGTGGTGCCAATCATGGCTCAGAAGCTTGTAGCTGCAAACTGTCCGTATCTGAAAGTCGGGTCCCGGACACCGAACATGAGAATTGACGAGGAACAGACCGGACAGCTCCGGTTTGCGTAGGAGGTAGAGCATGGATAGATTAACAAAAAGGTCGCATAATGGAACGGCTATCTATAACACACCAAGCGGAGAACCCGTTAAATGGGAAAATAACAGACATAATGTGCTTCAAAAGTTGGCAGATTACGAAGATGCAGAGGAACATGGATTGCTTCTGAAACTGCCATGCAAGGTGGGGAGCACACTTTGGAGTAATGATTTCGGAACGACTTGTCCTTATGAGGTTACTGGATTTTCTTATAAAAATCTGAACGATGATGAAGATGATGACGATTGCGATTACGGAGATGAAATTGTTTTGCATTACCGAAGTTGCGGTGGTGCCATAACTGGGAAATTTGCGGAATCGGAAATTGGCAAAACCATATTCCTCACTCGTGAAGAAGCAGAGAAGAAACTGGAAGAATTGAGAGGTACAGAATGAAACCACTTGAAGTATGGAGAATAATCAGTAGCAATATGAACGAATTGGCAAATATGCGAAATGCACTATATCCGCAGGGCAAGGGATATTCCCAAGAAGAAGTGCAAGCCGAGGTTATGTGTTATGAAGCATTGAGGAGAATGGAGGAAGAAAATGAGTGATGTAAAACTTTTGCCGTGTCCGTTCTGCGGTGGAGAAATAAAACTGGATGAAGATGATTTTTATATGTTCTGCTGTGATACCTGCGGTGCAGGAATAACATTCGCACATGAATTAGAGGATGGAACCGCAGAAGATTGCACAAAAGAGGAAAGCATTGAAAGTTGGAACACCCGCAAGCCTATGGAACGGATTGTGGAGCAGTTGGAAGATATATCAAAAGTGTACTGCGAAGAATACCATCAGCAAGAAGGTATATTATGGTTGCAGGATGCAGTAGAGATTGTAAAGCGAGGTGGAGCAGATGAATGAGAATGAAGCAATGAAAGATTTAATAAAACACAGGCAAGGGTCAGCTAGAGAGGTTGAAAGACTGAAAAGTGATGGACGGGACTTCTCACATTTTCAAACATGTGTTGATTCTATTGACATAGCAATCAAAGCACTCGAAGAAATCCAACAGTACAGAGAACTCGGAACTGTTGAAGAACTGCGAGAATCAATGGAAATGAAGCAGAAGTACGAAAAACAATGGATTGATGATATAAACAATCCTCTTGAGCCGCTGAAACTGTCAAGTGCTTTGCAGAGCGAGATTTTTAAGCTCGAATACAGGAAAGCCAATAAGCCGAAAGAAATCAATATTCTTGATTATACGATTATATACGCTTTAAAAGATTGCTTGGAGAGATATTCGGGAATCAGGGAGGAGTAGACATGCAGGAAGTATTTGAGAAGATAAAACAAAGAATTATGATTGCTGCGACGGAAGCTTGCGGATATGCTCCTTTGACAAGAGCCGTGGCGGAGAGTGAGCTGAAAGATATCATGGAACAAATTGCCGCCGAGTACAACAATGGTTGGATTCCATGCAGCGTAGAACTTCCACCACAACCGAAAGAAAATCCCGTGTTTGACAGTAAACCATTGGAATTGTACCTTGTTGATTGTGGAGAAGAGTATTCATTTAGAGCATTTTGGAACGGAAAAGATTTTACAGATGGGTGGAGCAAGTTGAATGTTATCGCATGGCAACCGCTACCAGAGCCATATCAGCCGAAGGGAGATTGAGAAGAATGGCGAATCAGAAATACTGTGATAAATGCGGATACATAAAAGAACAGTGCGAATGCGGGAAAACAAAAACAAACGCTGACCGCATCCGTTCCATGAGTGATGAAGAGCTGGCAGAGAAAATGTTCGAACTTGAGAACAAGGAACTATGTAAGGTAATTCCATTCTGTAAAAGTACAGATGAGTGCACAGATATAATGGACAGCGGGGAACTGATACCGGATGAGTTATGCAAACAGTGCCTGGTTAAATGGCTGCAGTCAGAAGTGGAGGGATAGATATGAAGATTAAAAGTATATTAGAATTTTGCTCTTGTAAAGGGTGCAGAAAAAAATATGATTTTGATATTGAACTTAAGGCAGGAGGTAAGAGAAAAAAATTTAAGCTGTGTGAGGAGCATACTAAAGAACTCATGAGAATTGGAAAGCTGAAAAGTGTAACATTCGAAGAAACGATAAAGGTAGAGTAAATAAGCAAATTCGCGTTTGTGAATTGCTAAAAGTGAAGAGGACCTTGATAATTGAATATTGGTGGTTGGAGTGATATGATTATATAAAATAATGACGAAAGGTAGTACAGTAAGTATGAATATAACAATAACAGAACCAGCTGGAACCAGTGGCGAAATAATTATTGGAATATTTACAGCTTGTGTTTCAATAATTACATTTATCGTTGGTGCTATTATAGAAAGTAGGAGAGAAAAAAGAAGATTTAAACAAGAAAAGACTATGCGATTGCTAGATGAAAAAATTATTGCATATCAAAATATGTATGCAGCTATTTTGGAATATAAGTCATATTTTGAACTTTTCATCGATGGTGGAAACGAATATAAGGAAAGTGCAGATGCCAGTGAATTTGCACCACTTGCTTCAAATCAGAAATTTAGAAATGAGTACAATTTATACTCACTGTATTTAAGTGAAGAATTATGTAAGATTTGCCTAAATACATTAGAAAACGGGGAAATTCTTAATAATCTTGCAATTTCTATCCATAGTGATGCTAATATGGAAGATAGCGTAGAACCTAGTTGTATAAATGTTTTAAACAATATCCAGAAATGCATAGACCAGATCAGAGTGGAAATAAATGTATAGCAGTTACCAACCGTCAATATTCGATGGTTGGTATTTTTTTGCGCAAAATTTGAAAGGGGGAATGTACTTGGATGAAAAAGAAATATACGAAATTTGCCAGAGTGTAGATGCATTTATTGCGGACTATCTGGCAGAATCCATTGTTAAGGGGACAAGTTACGATCTTATGGAAGCACACCACGGCATTCTTCCAATATCTCGAAATTGTTTCTACCGCCGCCGCAGGATCGTACAGCGAATCATTAAGCAGAGGTTAGGGCGGATCGAAGAGGAACAGAGCGGCCAGATGCGGATGGTGTGGTAAAAATGCTTTATATTGTATGACTAAAATGCTATAATTATAATGTATGATTGCATAGAGAGGGTGGTCCAGAAGTGGACGATATTTTAAAATGAGTAGAGGTGAATTAAATGAATATTCTCATACCAATTGTGAAAAATTTTTACGAAATGAGTGATACCATAAAAGCCGCATTAATATCAGCTATGATTCCCGCTTTGATTTCTATTATTGGATTCATTGCAACTAATAGATCTGTAAAAAGAGATTTTAAGAATGAGATCTTAAAGCAAAGGAACGAAATCGCTTTGAATAAAATGGCAACAATGCCAATGCGTATATTAGAATTGTTGGGAACAATTATTGAAACAGGAGGTCAAAACGAAGAATTAGCAAAAGAATTCGATGGTTTTATGAATGAAGTGTATGCATATGGATCTGAAAATGCAATAGCGCTTATTTCCAAGATACAAAAGGATAATATGTTTTTTGGCGATAATGTCGCTGATAGGAATTTGTATGAATTAATTGCTATGTATATACTGTTAGCCACACAGATAAAATATGATGTCACAGGAATAATCGTTAGTCCGGAAAAGTGGTATGAAATGAGGATGAACGATTATGAAATTAACAGGGAGAAGATGCGATTAGCCAACAATAATGTTGTAAAGATGTTTGAATTAAATAAGCGATTTTACATAAAGAAAATTCGATGATATGATAAGATATTGGAAAGAGAGGTTATCTTTAGTGAGACCTCTCTTTTTTATGCCCTAAATTGGTACAAATCCACTGAATGCCAATGGTAAAATTACTATAGAACAGTAATTGAACAGGGAGGGAGAAGCGTGGAAAAAGAAAACGAACTGAAAAAGGAGTATCTGCGATCATATACACCAGCGGTCAGTGCCGCACGTCGGATAGAAGAAGAAATTGAGCAGTTAAGAGCGGATAAGATGGCACCGGCATTTGTCATGGATGATATGCCACACGCCCATGATCAGAAAGATCTCTCTGACTATGCTGCAAAGTTGGATGAGCTGGAGAGAAAACTTATTAAAGCACGGTATGAGCGCATAGATCTATATGCAGATATATTCGCAGATATTGAGCGTTTAGAGGATGAGACGGAAAAGGCGGTATTGACATACAGATACCTTCGGAGACAAAGTTGGGAAGAAATCTGTGTGAAGATGGGATATCAGTGGGCACAGGTCCATCGGATTCACGCCAGGGCATTGAAACATTTCAATCCGACTGGTGGATATTATGAAATTTTGGTCAAAAAAATGAAAGATGATACACAATGATACACTTATCTGTGGTATGATTGTAGCGTGAAAGAGCGTAAGAGGAAATGATTCCCCTTGCGCTTTTTTCGTCTTTTGACTACTGGGGCATCATGAAACACAGGGGTGTCCCACTTCTCCCTATAAAAGAAACAGGCAGGTGATACTATTGGCAAGGAGTCCGAACCAAAAGGCAGAGAAAGCCCGAGAACTGTATAAGGGTGGAATGAAGCTGGTTGAGATTGCAAGTCAACTAGAGGTTCCTGCCGGGACAGTTCGGAGATGGAAAAGTACATACCATTGGGATAGCGAGCAACAAAACGAGCGTTCGGAAAAGAAAAGCGAACGTTCGGAAAGCAAAAAGAACGTTACGGACAAGGCTGTAGCTGATGAAGTCAAGCAGGTAATACAGAATACCGAATTGACCGATAAGCAACAGCTTTTTTGCATACATTACATCCGATGCTTCAATGCTACCAAGGCATACCAGAAAGCGTACGGTGTTGATTATGCGACTGCAGCATCCATAGGCTATCGTTTGTTGGAGAAAGATGGAGTAAAACAGGAAATCCATAGGTTGAAACAGGACCGTCTCAACAGAGAGTTCCTGAGTGAATCCGATGTATTCCAGAAGTACATGGACATTGCTTTTGCAGATGTGACTGACTTTGTAGAGTTTGGAAATGAGGATGTGGATGTGATCCTGGACACAGGAGAGCGAAAGACCATCACAGTAAGCCATGTCAATATCAAGAATGATGCGGACGTGGACGGAACGATCATTTCCGAAGTATCCAAGGGTAAGGACGGCGTAAAGGTAAAACTTGCTGACCGAATGAAAGCCTTGCAGTGGCTTACGGATCATATGGATCTTGCGACTGACAAGCAGAAAGCAGAGATTGCATTACTGAAAGCCAAGGTACAGACAGACGATGGCGAGGAGATTGCAGACGATGGGTTCCTTGATGCTCTGAACGGCACAGCTGCGGAGGACTGGGGCGATGAAGAGAATCAGTAAGATTAAGCGGATTTTCAAGTTCAAGCCATTTTCAAAGAAGCAGCGCAAAGTATTGAACTGGTGGTGCGAGGATTCTCCTGTTAAAGATAAGGATGGCATTATCGCCGATGGTGCTATCCGGTCCGGAAAGACAGTGAGCATGTCACTTTCGTTTGTTATGTGGGCGATGAACTCATTTGACGGCGAAAATTTCGGTATGTGTGGTAAGACAATTGGCTCTTTCCGTAGAAATGTACTATTTTGGCTTAAGCTGATGCTCCGTAGCCGCGGTTATACCGTGGCAGATCACAGAGCTGACAATTTGGTCATTGTTTCCCGAGGCGGCGTGACCAATTATTTCTATATATTTGGTGGCAAAGACGAACGATCGCAGGATCTCATTCAAGGTATTACCTTGGCTGGGGTCTTTTTTGATGAAGTTGCGCTGATGCCGGAAAGCTTCGTGAACCAGGCAACCGGACGATGTTCTGTTGACGGTTCAAAATATTGGTTCAATTGCAACCCAGATGGACCATATCATTGGTTCAAGACCGGATGGATTGATAAGCGAGAAGAAAAGCATCTGTTGTATCTGCATTTTACGATGGATGACAACCTAAGCCTGTCGGAGAAAATCAAAGAACGATATCGAAGTATGTACACCGGTGTATTCTATCGCCGGTACATTCTTGGTTTATGGGCGATGGCAGAGGGCATCATCTATGATATGTTCGACACTGCCAAGCATGTGCTTTCCAGTCTGAATAATCTGGTCAATGCGAACTATTATGTGTCGTGTGACTATGGTACGCAGAATGCAACTGTATTCCTGTTGTGGTGTAAAGAGCGCTCCGGGCGATGGGTATGCTGTCGCGAGTATTATTATTCCGGCCGTGATGAAGAAAGGCAGAAAACGGATAGCGAGTATGCGGATGATCTGGAACAATGGCTTGCCGGGATAAAACCGGTAAAGATCATCATTGACCCGTCCGCAGCATCGTTCATAGCAGAATTGAAAAAACGAGGTTATGCAATCAAGAAAGCAAAAAATGACGTACTGGATGGCATCCGATTTGTGGCATCCTTGTTGAATCAGGGGAAAATCGCAATCAGTGATCAGTGCCAGAACACAATTAAAGAATTTGGATCGTACATATGGGATCAGAAAGCATCTGAGCGTGGAGAGGATAAACCGGTGAAGCAGCACGATCATGCAATGGATGCACTGCGGTACTTCTGCTATACAATTATTCGCAAGCCGGGAAGCATCGGTATTTTGAAGTGAGGTAACAATGGATATTGATACAATGAAACAACTGATAAAAAAATATGAACCCGGCCATGCGGCATTTGTGACGCGTGCGGATATAGCAGAACGTTATTACCGCAATGAGACGGACATCCTGTTCCGGGACAAACCCAAAGACAAGGAAAAAGAGGAAGCAGACAATCCGCTGCGCAATGCAGACAACCGGATTCCCCGGAACTTCCATGGTCTGATCGTAAACCAGAAAGCATCCTATGCTTTTACTGCACCGCCGCTGTTCGATGTAGGCAGTATGGCGAGCAATAAGCGCATCACGGAAACCTTGGGTGATGAGTATGCCAAGAACTGCATGGAACTGTGTGTAAATGCCGCCAATGCCGCTATCGGCTGGGTGCATTACTGGCAGGGCGATAACGGCTTTGAGTGGGCGGTTGTTCCGAGTGAGCAGATTATCCCGGTGTTTGACCGGAGCCTTAAACGCAGGCTGATCGGAGCAATGCGGGTGTATCCGGACATTGATGACGCGAACGGTGACAATTACACGGTATACGAATACTGGACAGACACAGAGTGTCAGGCATTCCGGCGTAGAACCGGTGATAAATTGGAACTGCTGACCTATTATGATATGTTCGTGGATCCTGAGAACGGTGATATGGTAGCGGATTACCGGCACGACTTCGGAGAAGTGCCATTCATTCCGTTTTACAACAACAATATACATACAGATGATCTGCGAAACATTAAGCCGCTGATAGACGTATATGACAAGGTCTACAGCGGGTTTATTAATGATCTGGATGATATACAGGAACTGATTTTTGTGTTATCCGGATACGGCGGCGAAGATCTGAACAGTTTTCTTTCTGATTTGAAAAAATACAAGACCATCAAAGTAGATGGGGATGAGGGCGGTGCAGTGTCAACTCTCAATATCGAGATTCCGATTGAAGCCAGGAACAGTGTCTTAGAAGCCACCAGAAAGGCAATCTTTGAACAGGGGCAGGGATTTGATCCACAGCCAGAGAACTTCGGGAATCAGTCGGGCGAAGCCTTGAAGTTCATGTATTCGCTATTAGAGATGAAAACCGGATTGATGGAAACAGAGTTTAAGCTTGGTTTTGCACGTCTTGTCCGGGCAATCTGCAAATCTCTTGGAATTCAGTGCGGTACGATCATCCAGACATGGACCCGTACCTGTATCAAGAATGATACGGAGCAGGCGCAGATCTGCAAGGATTCCGTAGGAATTGTAAGTAAAAAGACGATTCTGAAAAATCATCCGCTTGTGGAAGATGCAGATGAAGAATTGAAGCAGATCGAAAAAGAAGAAAAAGAAGCGCAGGAAAAAGCTGATCTGTATTCGGGAGCATTTACGAATCAGAATAAAACAGATAACAATCAGGACAACAACGATGGCGATACGGGGCAGGATGAATGAAAAACGGTGCATATTGGAAAAAACGCTTCAAACAGATAGAGGAATCCCAGCATCAGCAAGGCCTGCGGTGCTACGCGGATATCGAAAAGCAATATCTCGTAGCGCAGCGGCAGATGGAAGCGAAAATCAATGCGTGGTATCAGCGCTTTGCAAATAATAACGAGATTTCTCTTGTGGAAGCACGTCGGTTATTAAATTCCAGTGAATTGGATGAACTGAAATGGGATGTCGAGCAGTACATACGGTATGGAAAAGAAAATGCTATCAATGGACAGTGGATGAAGGAACTGGAAAATGCTTCCGCAAAAGCACACATCAATCGTTTGGAAGCATTGAAACTTCAAATGCAGCAGTCATTGGAAGTGATGTTCGGTAATCAGCTTGATAGTGTTGATTCTACAATCCGTGATGTTTATCAATCTGGTTTTCTCCATACTGCCTATGAGATTCAGAAGGGAGTTGGAACCGGATGGAGTTTTGCATCCCCGAATGATCGGCTGATTGATACAGTGGTCCATAAGCCTTGGGCGGCAGACGGGCAAACGTTTTCAGACCGGATCTGGACGAACAAACAGAAGCTGGTCAATGAATTGAACGCCACCATGGTACAGAATATCATCACCGGGGCTGATCCGCAGAAGACGATTGATGCACTGGCACGGAAGATGAATGTATCAAAACAGAACGCGGGCCGCTTGGTTATGACAGAACAGGCGGCTTTTTCCAATGCAGCGCAAAAGGATTGTTTTGCAGAACTTGGGGTGGAACAGTTTGAAATATTGGAAACATTAGATAGTTTTACATGCAGCCTTTGTGGTTCTATGGACGGGCAGCATTTCCCTATGAGTCAGTATGAAATTGGTGTGACAGCTCCGCCGTTCCATCCGAACTGCCGTGGGTGTACCTGCCCATACTTCGAAGATGATTTTGGAGTGCCGGGAGAACGAGCAGCGCGTGGTGAAGATGGAAAAACATATTATGTACCGGGCAATATGGCATATGAAGAGTGGAAATCCTCTTTTGCAGATGGTAACAATGCAGCGAAAGACCGGTTGGGGATTATCACAAACAATAATAAAAGCAACCCGAACTATTATGATTTCAAGGGTAAAAATGTGGATACGGTCGAGTCGGAAATCTGCAAGTTCGACCATGAGGTTGGAGTTATATTTGACAATGGGAAAGCGGTAAATTGCCAGTTGGGAAATGAGGATACTATAGAATTTACGAAGTATCAGCTTAAAATGATGAAAGGAAAAGATGTTACTCATAATCATCCATTGAGTACGCCGCCGTCCCCAGAAGATCTGTATCTGCTGGTAAATTATAAAGTCAAAAGTTTCAGAACCTGTGGGGAAAACGGTACATATGTGTTAGAATATAATGAACAGGTAGAAAAACTTCCAGATTTCAAGACATTTAGTGATACATATGACGAAATTATATATGAATTACAAGATAAATATTATGATGAAGTGAAACATGGAATGAAAAAAGAGGATGCGATCATATTACTTGGAGAGGCTGCTTGGGAAAGATTGTATGAAATATATAATGTCAAACCTAGATTTGAAAGGCGGTAATTGTCATGAGCAAATATAAACCATATGAAATAGATAGATATAAGCTGAATCTGTTTTGCGTATGTTTGAACTGCAGTAAATACAGAGGCTCAAGAAACGATTTTTCAAAATATTGTGATGCTTATCCAAAAAATCTTCCATCTGAAATTTGGAATGGAAAAAATGTAAAATGTCCGCATTTTGAAGAAAAGCAGGGGTGATAGTATGGTGAAACTTATAAAAACATTAGATGTTCAAAACGCATCATTGAATGTGATCACAGCTGGCAGACGATTTCCGCTTGCACAATTTGCTGGGAAAATAGAGATCACAGAGCACCAGAGTATGACACCTGTCCTTGGGAGAAGATGCAAAGGTGAAAAGAAAATCTATGCATCCTTTGTTTTATGCCAGAATATTGAGTATCAGTCAGATGATACATTTAATACCGGAAAAGTATATGAAGCAGTCGGAGATGTGCAGGGAGAGCAGTCTTGTGAAAGATTGATCTTCTCAGGACTTCGCTTTGAAGATATGGATCCGTTGGAAGGAACAGTAACACTTGAAGTGACTGATTTGGAACTGATCCGGAAAATGATAGAAATGTAAAATTGAAAGTTACCACCAGTCAGAAATGATATGGTGGTATTTTCATACCCAAAATCAATAATAACAGGGCAACCGGAAATCTATGAACCGAACAGCGCAGAGGTGACGCTAAGTAAGTTTCTCCGGCAGTCCTGTTTTTATATTGTCCGAAAGCCTTATGACGTTTAAACTGCGGCAATTTGCCCTTATGCATGGCATCAAAACTGCATACTGCTGTGGAGACACCACGCTTAAAAACGGTGCAGGAAAGGAAACTATGGAATTTTTAAAAGACATTTTAGGCGAGGATCTCTATAAGCAGGTGTCTGATACCGTCAATGCCTATAACGGAAAGCCGGAGAATAAGGAGAAGCAGGTGAAAATCGCAGACCTTGGATCTGGTCAGTATGTTGACAAAGGTAAGTATGATACCGCCGTGGCAGAAAAAGAGAATCTTGCCGGTCAGATTAAAACGCTTAATACCACAATCGGGGATCTGAAAAAGAACAATGCAGACAATGAGACATTACAGAACACCATTGCGGATCTGCAGACGAAGTTAAAAGATCAGCAGACAGCCAATGACCAGATCTCAAAGACCTATGCGCTGAAAGATTCCCTCACAAAGCAGGGCGTACTTGATCCGGATTATCTGATTTACAAAGCTGGTGGACTTGACAAGTTCACATTTGACAAAGAGGGTAAGCCGGTCGGCATAGAGGAAGCAGTAAAGCCGTACAAAGAAGATAAGACAATGGCACATCTGTTCAAACAGGAACAGCCGAAGCCACCGTATCATCCACAGGGTGGCACCGGCGGCGCAGGAACTGCGAACCCATTTGCAAAAGAGACGTTCAATCTGACCAAACAGGGTGAACTTTTAAAATCCAATCCGGAGCAGGCAAAGGCACTGGCCGCAGCCGCCGGAGTAACATTATAACAGTATGAAAGGAAGATGATTTATGGCAATTACAAAAATTGCAGACGTGATCGTACCGGAGCTTTTTAACCGGTATGTAATCAACAGAACAATGGAGCTGTCCGCGTTTTTCCAGTCGGGGATCGTGGTAAACAGCCCGGAATTTGATATGCTTGCATCCGAAGCGGCAAGAACACACAACATGCCGTTTTTTGAAGATTTACAGGGAGAATCCGAGCCAACGCTTGAGGATGTAGAAATGACACCGGCGAAGATCGGTTCTAACAAAGATGTATCCACCACAATCCTTCGTCAGAAGATGTGGGCAGCAACTAACCTGTCCGCAGCACTTGCCGGAGCGGACCCGATGAAAGCGATCGGTGATCTGGTGGCACAGTACTGGGCGCGCGATATGCAGAAAGAATTGATTGCGATTCTTGCGGGGGTGTTTGGAACCACCACGGCAGATCCAAGCGGAACACCGAAAGCAGAGACCAGAATGGCGGATCATATTCTCGATCTGTCCACAGGAAAGACAGATGCAGCAAAGCAGATCAGCGCATCCGCATTTATTGACGCGTGTCAGATGCTTGGAGATGCACAGGCACAGCTTACTGGTGTGGCGATGCACTCTGCAACAAAGTCTTATCTAAAAAAGTTGAATCTGATCGAGACCGAGCGTGATTCTACCGACGTGGAATTTGATACTTACCAGGGAAGACGTGTGCCCGGTTGCAGATGGAGTATACACAACATATCTTTTTGGCAATGGAGCGGTTGCCTATGGTAATGGTTCTCCGGTCGGTCATGTAGCTACTGAGACGGATCGTGACAAGAAGACAGGTGGCGGTGTGGATTATCTGATTAACCGTAAAGCGTTTATCCTGCATCCGAGAGGAATTGCATACACTGGTGCAAAACGTGAGCATGTGGAAACTCCAACTAGGGCAGAACTTGCAATGGCAGAGAACTGGAAGCCGGTATATGAGTCGAAGCAGCTTAGAATCGTGGCTATCAAACACAAGATCGGGTAAGCCTATGGATCTGGCAAAGTTAAAGGCACTTCTTGGAATTGAGGATGATTCCAAGGATGTGATTCTTGAATTTGTCATTGCGGACGTAGAGGAGACCATAAAGAACTATTGTCATGTGGAGGAAATGCCGAAAGGACTGGTGAACACCGGATACCGCATGGCGATGGATCTGTACCGGAATGAGAATATTGGAAGCGAGACGGCAGCAGTTGGAGCGGTTTCTTCCATTTCTGAGGGAGATACCTCTACATCTTTCCAGCAGTATGTAGATGCTAATTTCAAAGACACAGTGCTGAAAAATTATAAGTCCTCACTAAACAGATACAGGAAGGTGGCGTGGAAATGATCGCGGATGCAATCAAGCAGGCACAGGCACTTGCAAGGAAAGTCCAGGAAGCCACATATGATGGCAGATGTACGGTTATGGAGCATCAGAAATTAAAAGATCCAAAAACCAGAATTACAACAGAAAAAGATGTGGTGGTATTGGAAGATGAACCATGCCGCTTATCATATTCCAGTGTCAGTGCAGTGGATCAGACGGAATCAGCAGCAAAGACGGCACAGGTCACAAAGCTGTTTTTATCTCCGGACGTGCAGATCAAGCCGGGAGCAAAGATTACAGTAACACAGGCTGGTGTGACACAAAACTATAAATGCGGCAGTGTGGCAGCAGTATATCCGACGCATCAGGAGATTGTGTTGCAATTATCAGAGAGGTATGCATGATGGGAATGGGAAGCGTGGATATGCGGGAACTGGTGAAGTTTCAGGAAAATTTGAATAGATTGGCAGGCAGCGAGGATACAAGGAATTCTTTTTGCGAATCATGTGCAAAGGAACTTGCGGCCAGATTGCTCACAAAGGTAATCAAAAGGACACCTGTAGGAAAATATCCAGCAAGTACAGGCAAGGTTGGTGGTACTCTTCGAAGAGGGTGGACTGCAGGTAATAAAGAAGGAGTACAGGCGGCTGTTGATAGCATTCAAGTTACAAAATCAGGGAACCAGTACACCATTAAAATTATGAATCCAACTGAGTATGCGAGCTTTGTAGAATTCGGACATCGAACAGCAAACCATAACGGATGGGTTAAAGGGCAGTTTATGATGACTATTTCTGAAAATGAAATCAAACGTATGGCTCCTGGGTTACTGGAAAAGAGACTGGAAGAGTTCTTGGGAGGTACATTCAATGCTTAACAACGTGATAGCCGGGATAGCAATTGCCCTGAACCAAGAGTTTGGGGATGATTATGAAATTTATACAGAGGAAATAAAGCAGGACTTGAAAGAGCCTTGCTTTTTTATTACCCTCTTAAATCCATCCAAGACAGATTTCCCATCCAAACGGTATTTGATGGACAATCCATTTTGTATACAGTATTTCCCGGAATCGGGGGACAATCCGAATAGTGAATGCCGCGATGTAGCTGATCGTATGTTATGGGCGTTGGAGAATATTACGCCTTTGGATGCAGACAGGCCGGTACGAGGGACGGACATGCATCATGAGATTACAGACGGAGTGCTGAATTTCTTTGTAAATTACAATTATTTCGTCCGCAAGGTAGAGACTCCGGCTCCTCTTATGGAAACTATGACAACAATATTACATTTGAAAGGATAGATGCGATATGGGTGAAACAAATACAGAAGTAAAACCACAGGTATTTGCGGATGTATTTACAAAGCAGCAGCTGGCAGAATCCAAACGCTATAAGAAAAAGCGGGATCTGTTGGAGGCGTTGTTGGAAAACGGAAAGACTTATACGATCGCGCAGGTGGATAAGATCATCGGCGATTATCTGAAGAAAGAGGTGAGATAAATGCCATTTGGCGGAGGAACATGGGTAACCCAGAACAAAGTAATCCCGGGTGCGTATATCAATGTCGTGAGCGCAGGGATTGCATCCGCGGCACTGTCGGACCGCGGTATTGCAACAATGCCGCTGGAACTTGACTGGGGATCAGAAGATAAAATTTTTAAGGTTACCACAGGGGATATGCAGAAGTATTCGAAAAAGATCTTCGGATATGGATATACTGATAAAAAAATGAAAGGTCTGAGGGATCTGTTTGCCGGGGGGACTTTGGTACTGTATGCATACCGGTTAAACGGCGGTGGGGTAAAAGCGGCTAATGACTATGCTACGGCAAAGTACACCGGTATCCGTGGAAATGATATCAAGATCTCCATCGCGAAGGATATAGATGATCCGGATTCATGGAATGTAACAACATATCTTGATACATCCCGTATTGAGGTGCAGAATGTCAAGAAAGCGGCTGATCTGAAAGACAATGATTATGTTTCTTTTAAAACAGAATCCATGGAACTTGCAGCAGTTGCATCCGCGGCACTGACTGGTGGAACGAATGGTACGGTTGATGGTGATGCGCATGCGAAGTATCTTGAAAAGGCAGAAGCTTATGGATTCAATACCATGGGCGTTGTGATTACTGACGAGGTAACTAAGAAGCTGTATGTGGCATATGTAAAGCGTATGCGTGATGAGGTTGGCAAGAAGTTCCAGCTTGTACTTTATAAGTCGGATGCTGACTATATGGGTGTTATTTCCACACCAAACAAAACAACAGATGAAGGATGGCCTGAAGCATCTACAGTATACTGGCTGACAGGGGTGGAGTGTGCCACAGCGGTAAACAAATCCTGCGAGGGCAAAGTGTACGATGGTGAATTTGCCATTGAGCCGATCGACAATGATCTGGAGGATTATATCAAAAAGGGACAGCTTGTATTTGACAGAAATGATGATGAAATTGAAATCCTCAGTGATATCAATACACATGTGACGGTTACAGAGGAATGTAACGAGTTCTTCTGCGATAATCAGACGGTCCGTGTTGCGGATCAGTTAGCAAATGATGACGCGCTGCTCTTTAAAACAAGATTCCGTGGAAAGTTTCCGAATGATGCCCCTGGGCGGAACAGCCTGAAAAGTGGACTGTGTGAGATTCGGGAAAAATTACAGAATTTACGTGCAATTGAAAATTTCAAGCGTGATTTTGTATCTGTGATGCGGGGCGAAACAAAGAAATCTGTAGTTGTCGAGAATGCTGTTGAGGTGGTAAACACCATGAGTATTATGTACATGACTACAGTGGTGAAATAGGAAGAGGTGAGGTAAATGTCTAATGTAATGTTGGCAAAGGATTCCATTTCTGCAGCTCTTGCCCAGTGTTATGTCACGATTGGAGAGCGGAGATATAACCTTATGACAGCGATTAAGATGGAAGCGAAATTCAAAAAAAATAAGGTGAAAATTCCTTCGCTTGGAAAAACCGGTAAAGGAAATAAATCCGTATCGTGGGAAGGAACTGGTTCTTGCACGATGCATTACAATACCAGTATTTTTCGCGAAATGATGCTTAATTTCAAAGATACCGGAGATGATGTGTATTTTGAAATGGAGATTACAAATGATGATCCATCGAGTGATGCAGGATCGCAGACCATTACCCTGTTGCAGTGTAATATTGATGGAGGCATTCTTGCAAAGTTCGATGCTTCATCAGATTCTTATCTTGATGAGGATGTCGAATTCACATTCGATGATTTCGATATGCCAAAGAAATTTGAGGAACTTATTGGATTAGCAGCGTAATATATTCCCCTTGTGCATTGCATGAGGGGATTTTTATATGGAAAGAAAAGGAGATAACATATGTCAAATTTAAGTAGATTTTTAGCAAAAAACAAAATCAAGAGAGAGAACGGGAAGTATGCACCATCGAAAGCTTTTGTGGACGAAAATGGCAATCCTTTGGAGTTTGAGTTCCGCCCGATTACATCAAAACGAAACGAAGCAATTCGTGAGAGCCATACCAAAGAAGTTCCGGTGACCGGTAAACCAAATATGTTCCGTCCAAAACTGGATACGTCAGCATACATCAATAATTTAATTACGGAAAGCATTGTTGATCCAGATCTTTACAATAAGGAACTGCAGGATTCCTATGGAGTAAAAACACCGGGAGAACTTTTGTATGCAATGATTGACAATCCGGGAGAATATCAGGATCTTTCTGCATGGGTTCAGAATTTTCAGGGATTTGACACTTTAGAGGATAAGACTAAACAGGCAAAAAACTAATTAAGGAAGGGGATGCGGAAGCAAACTATGCATATTATGCATTGCACAAGCTCCACATTCTCCCTTCCCAATGGGTTGCTTTAGAAGAGGAGGAGAAGGCTTTTATTATTGCCTGTATAGATATAAGAATTGAAGCGGAAAAGGAAGAGGCAAAGAAAATAGCGAAGGAAGCAGAAGGGCGGTGATGATATGGCTACAATTACAACGGGAATACAGTTGGCAGACAATTTTAGCGCCCCTCTTATGCATATCATCAGTTCTGTGAATATGGCAATTTCTTCGATTTATGATATGGATCAGGCAATGAATGCTGGTGTGAATACGGCATCTTTGGAAGCTGCCCGGAATGAAATTGCACAGGCAACTGTAGCTGCGGAAGAATTCAATCAAACAATGCAACAGGCGAGTAGTCCGATCAATGATAATATTCGAAGGCAGGAACAATTTAATCAGTCATTACAAAACGGTGCAAGTGAATCATCGAATTTAGTTTCGGCAATTAAACGAATGGCAGGGGCGTACCTGAGTATTCAGACGGCTGGAAAAATTTTGGAGATGTCGGATGAGATCACACAGACTACATCCAGATTAAATATGATGAATGACGGATTGCAGAGTACGGCCGATTTGTACAACATGGTTTATGTGGCTGCAAACGATGTCAGAGGATCATTAGGAGATATGGCGAGTGTGGTTGCTCGATTTGGTAATAATGCGAAAGATGCATTTAGTTCCAGTGCAGAAGTTGTCCAGTTCGCAAATTTAGTCCAAAAGCAGATGACAATTGCGGGAGCGTCTACGCAGGAAGCAGCAAATGCAGAATTGCAGTTATCACAGGCGTTAGGATCTGGTGTGCTGCGTGGAGATGAGTTGAACAGTATTTTTGAACAGGCACCGAATCTGATTCAGAATATTGCAGATTATCTTGATGTCCCGATAGGTAAGATTCGAAGTATGGCACAAGATGGGGAACTGTCGGCAGATGTTGTGAAACAAGCAGTATTTGCGGCAACGGATGAGATAAATGCTAATTTTGAATCTATGCCTATGACATGGGGGCAAATGTGGACGGTATTTCAAAATAATGCCACTATGGCATTTCAGCCGGTTCTACAGAGACTTAATGATCTTGCAAATACAGATGGCTTCCAAACGTTTACAACGAATGCAATAAATGACCTTGCAGTGGTAGCCGGTGTGGTTCTTGATATATTTGAAGGAATTGGATCAGTAGGAACTTTTGTATCAGACAACTGGCAAATTATAGGCCCTATTGTTGAAGGCGTGGCAGCGGCGCTTACTGTTTATTATGGATGGCAATTGCTTTCCACAAGTGCAACAAAAGCAGCTGCTGCAGCACAATGGATATATAATGCTGCAATGAATGCAAACCCTGCAGCGATAGTGGCCATATCAATAGGTGCACTTATAGTTCTAATTGGAATACTGGCAAATAAATTTACCGGAACAGGGCATATTGCGAAGTCAGTTTTCGGAATGATAACTGGTGGAATCAATGTTGTTATCCAGTATTTTAAAAATTGGGGATTAACAGTTGCAGATATTTTCATTGGAATATGGAACGCAGGGGGAGCATGTGCAACCAATGTTGAAATTGCTTTTCACAATGCGATCAGTCATGTACAGGCACTCTGGTACAACATGCTGTCTACAGCACTTACGGTAGTATCTGGCATTTGTTCGGCATTGAATAAACTTCCTTTTGTAGACTTTGACTATTCTGGAATTACGGGGGCAGCAGATAATTATGCATCAAAAGCGGCAGCAGCTGCCGGGAATACAAAAGATTATGCCAGCGTGCCGGCTGCATTTAGTAAAGGAGTAAAAACGTATGACACTTACCAGAAAGGATGGGTCAACGATGCATATACTGCAGGGGCGGCATGGGGAGATGGTGTAACCAGTAAAATAAAGAATACCTTATCTTCAAAGGCTACCAATATTCCAAATGCGAATAATTATCCAAATGCGCTTGCGTCCAGTAACGCAGCAACAGCGGCAAATACAGCAGACACTGCCAAGAATACCGCAAAAACGGCAAATACATTATCTGCATCCAGTGAGGATCTGAAGTATTTAAGAGATATTGCGGATCGTGAGTACGTGAATAAATTTACAACAGCACAGATCAAGGTTGAGATGATCAACCATAACAACGTAAACAATGATATGGATTTAGATGGAATGGCAGAGCATTTGCGTAGCAAAATTGAAGAAGAAATGAACGCAGCAGCGGAAGGAGAGCACTAAAGATGTATGAATTATATATTGATGGGGTCCTTTTCCCAGTGACCCCAGGATCTCTTAACGTCAAGATCAATAACAAAAATAAGACCATAACTCTCATAAATGAGGGAGAGGTTAATCTTATTAAGTCTCCGGGATTGTCTGATATTACAATTCCAGAGCTGCTGTTACCAATTAATAAATACCCTTTTTCCTGTGAAAGAGCAGAGGTGGGAGCAGCATATTATCTTTCGAAATTGGAGAAATGGAAAAATCAGAAAAACCCAGTCACGCTAAAGTTTAATCGTTACAAAGTATCAGATAAACATCTTATCGAAGATATCATAATGGATGTGACTATTGAAGATTATGAGATCATGGAAGATGCAGATAAATACGGATCAGATGTGTGTGTAAAGCTTAACTTGAAAGAATACCGTCACTGGGGAGCAAAGAAACTTGTACCGAAAAACAAAAAGACAAAGTCCGGAAAAAAGAAAACGATTGTTACGGTTAAAAAACAACGGAAGAAAACGAAAGCTATAGCCAAAAGCTACAAGATAAAATCTGGTGACACGCTTATGAAAATTGCGAAGAAACAGATGAACAATGCATCTGCATGGAAGAAACTCTATCAGTTAAACCAGAAAACGATTGAAAATGCAGCTCGTAAGCATGGACGAAAATCATCATCGAATGGTCATTATTTGTATGCAGGAACGGTATTGAAACTTCCGGGAGGTGGTAGCTGATGAAAGATATCGTTGATGTAGCGATTGGCGAGATCGGGTACCGGGAGCAGGGAAGCAATAAAACCAAATATGGAGTATATACAGGAACGAATGGTGCTGCATGGTGCCATTCGTTTGTTTCATGGTGTGCGCATGAAGCCGGGGTATCTACTTCCATTGTTCCGAAAACGGCATCCGTAGCTTATGGTATGCAGTGGTATCAAAAGAAAGGACAGTTTAGGTATAAAGGGAAGTACACGCCAAAGAGAGGGGATATTGTTTATTTTAAAACTGGCCGAAGCCATGTGGGTATTGTTGAGAGCGTCAGCGGTGGTCAGTTACATACTATTGAAGGAAATACATCCGATAAGGTAGCACGGCGATCATATTCTCTGAATAATGCCACAATTACCGGCTATGGTACGCCGAAATATACAAGCACCAAAAATGGTTCATCTGGTAGTGGAAAAAAGGATTCCAAAAAGGAACTGCAATATTTACAGAAAATATTATCACGTCACGAGGCAAAAGCGGAAACCATAAAAGCCGATGAAGCAGAAACGGGGAAAATACCGGCTGGCAATGTAATGATTACTGTAAATAATGGGAAAAAGAAATTTACAGTACCGGTGGAAGATGGAGCAAAGGTTGTATGGGAAAGAGACAGCACACCTGGCAAATTTACTTTCACAGCAAAAGTTGAAAAAGGATTTTTCATAGGCATGGGAAATGAAGTTCTTGTTACTGTGGACAGCAAGAAGTTTTTCTATGGCTTTGTATTTACAAAAGAAGTCAAGAAGGACGGGATGGCATCGTATACCGTATATGACCAGCTTAGGTATCTGAAAAATAAAGACACACTTATCTATAGTAAAAAAACAGCAGATGAAGTAATTCGGATTATTGCAAAGCGCTTCCTGTTAAAATGCGGCACACTGGCAAAGACAGGGTGGCGCAGATCAGCGGTTGAGGACAATACGGCATTATTCGATATGATTCAAAACGCGTTGGATGATACTTTAATGGTAAAAGGAAAGACGTATGTTTTTTATGATAATATTGGAAAATTGTGCCTGACTGATGTGGCAAAGATGAAGGTAAATACCTGTCTGGTAGATGCGGAAACAGGGGAAGATTATTCCTACAAAACAACGATTGATACGGATGTGTATAACCAGATCCAACTGATCTATAAGAAAAAGAAATCCAGTAAGAAGAAAAAAGGAAGTACAAAGACATCAACAAGTCAAAATACTGGAACCAGTTATGGAATTTATCTGGTACGTGACAATAAGAAAATCGCAAAATGGGGAACGTTGCAGTTTACGGATGAGATCAATAGTCCGGATATTGGAAAGCTGAAAGCACAGGCATTATTGAAATTGTATAGCCATGAGAAGCGTACACTTACCATATCAGGCGTGATTGGAAACAGTAAAGTGCGTGGAGGATCGCTTGTGCCAGTCATACTTGATTTGGGAGATCTGAAAATTGCAAATTATATGCTGGTAGAGAAGGTGACACACAAATTTAAAAATCGTGAATATACGATGGACCTGGTAGTGTCTGGAGGTGATTTTAGTGAGTAGCGGAAATCTGGTGCAGTTAATCAAGAAGATTGCAATGGATGCGGTACGGGCTGCAAAGATGTGTGATTATGTGACCGGTGTGGTTACCAGCGAAGATCCTCTGAAAGTGAAAATTACAAACTCTTTTGAAATTGGGGAAGAATTTTTAATGGTGCCACAAAGTATGACGGATCATGAGGTTGAAGTAACAATCAAAAAAGAGTATGGATGGAAAACGAAGAACCGATCGGGTGGAACTGGTGATGACATTGTGTTGGAAAATGTAAAGATTATGATTCACAATGCATTAAAAGCCGGAGATGAAGTGTTGATGATGCGCAAAAGCGGTGGTCAGGAGTTTGTGGTAATAGACAAGGTGGTGAAGGAATGATTCCGACAAATTATGATGATGACGATGAAGAGGATGATATGACCGGCTTTGAAGTGGAAAATGATCCGTTTCTTACATATGCAATGCAGATAGGAACCATTGAGAATGAGCCAAGCATTTTTCTTGGCAAAGCAGACGGAGAAGAGGCAAACCGGCAGGCAATATTGAAAATCTTGAACACAGAGCGATATAAAAATGTAATTTATTCATGGGATTATGGAGTGGAGCTTCAGGATCTGAGGGGAAAGTCTCTATCTTATGTTATGTCAGAAGTGCCAAATCGGATTACGGATGCAATTACTGCAGATGATCGTTTTGAATCTTGTGAAGATTTTGAGATGGAACCGGTGGGAAAGAAAGCTCTGCACGTTACGTTCTCTGTAATTACGGCAGAAGGTGATAAAGTAAGTGGATTGGAAACGGAGGTGGAATATTAGTGTTTGAAAACAAAGACTTTGACTCTATCATGGAAGAAATGCTTGCATCCGTAAGCGATAAGCTGGACAAGCGCGAGGGATCGATAATTTATGATGCAATAGCACCGATTGCCATGGAATTGGCGCAGACGTATATCGATATGGATATGATTGTGAATGAGGTATATGCAGATACAGCCTCCTACTATTATTTGATCAAGCGTGCAGCTGAAAACGGAGTATATCCCAAAGAAGAGACCAATGCGGTATGCAAGATGGTTGTAAGTCCGTCCGATACAGCCATAGCGATCGGGGACCGGTTTAACCTTGGTGATCTGAACTATGAGGTAACATCTGTAATGGATGCAGCAACCGGAGAGTATCAGGTAACATGTGAGACTGCCGGTATTGTTGGAAATCAGCAGTTGGGATCATTGCTTACGATTGAAACAAAGAATGATCTGAATGATATGGAAACAGCGGAATTGACCGAAGTCTTGATCCCCGGCGAGGATGAGGAAGATGTGGAAGATTTCCGTGAACGTTATTACGAGGGATTTTCCAATACAAGCTTCTGTGGCAATAATCCGGATTATAAGGAGCGTGTATCGGCTATTGATGGAGTTGGTGCATGCAAAGTTATCCGGATGTGGGAAAAAGGATATGATCCGGTAAAGTTTATTCCTGTTGCTGCAGTTACGGAGTGGATTGGAAAGCAGTCTGCGGAAACCGTTGGGGCCGAAGTATTTGCATGGCTGAAAGCGGTACATGATGCGGCAAAGGATAAATTACTGACAGTGGGTGGAACTGTTCGGGTGTATATCATATCATCGGAATACAAAGCACCATCCGCCACGTTGGTACAAAAAGTGCAGAATGATGTTGACCCGGATGATAAGACCGGGGAGGGATATGGGCTGGCACCTATCGGACATGTGGTAAAGGTTATGGGAGTGAAAGAAGTTCCTGTTGCTGTGACAGTTACTGCGGTTTATAAGAACGGATATTCATTTGAATCCTTGAAAGCCGATATGCAGTCGACAATAGATGGGTATTTTACAGAACTTTCTGCTGATTGGAGTAATGAAGATAACCTGGTGGTGCGTAAGAGCCAGATTGAATCCCGGTTATTATTGATTGATGGAATATTGGATATTACAGATGTGAAACTAAATGGTGCATCTGAAAATGTAACATTGGATGAGGATGCAATTCCGGTAAGGGGTGATGTAAGTGGCTAAAAAAATGATTGATTATCTGCCACCTTTTATGCAGCAGTTTGAAGAAATGAAGCAATTGATGCAGAGCGAGGATAAGCAGGTGGCGGCCATTAACATGGATACCACTAAAATATTACGAAATGCATTCATAGAGACTTCAGATGTAGAAGGCATCGAGCGGTTCGAAAGAATCTTACATATCATTCCGGGTGCTGGTGAAAATTTGGAACTCCGCCGGTCGCGTGTGTCGCTGCGGTGGAATGAACGGATACCGTATACGCATCCGACACTTGTAAAATGTTTAAATGCCAGCTTAGGAGAAAACAATTATGATCTGTATTCAGATGAGGAGCATTATTACATACTCGTGCATCTGAAATTGAATGTAGCGGATCGTGTCGGAGTTGTTGAAGAATTGATCCGGCGCATGTCACCAGAGGATATATGCTACAAAGTTCTTCTTATTTATAATACACATGTAGTTTTGCACAAATTTACGCATGCACAGTTACATAACTATACACACAAACAGTTGAGAGAGGAGGTTCTGTCATGACAAAGACAAAGTATTATGATCTGCAGATGGATGATCCGCAGGACGATTATGATGTGGAAGTCGTGAATGCCAATCTGAAAAAGATTGATGAGCAGATGAAAACAAGAGAAAATGCAACGGATGCATTACAGGAGCCGGAGTTTACAGTGGCAGATAAGAGGGAAAATATTGCGTCCAAGGAAAAAATGCCAAAGATCTTGGGGAAGATTGCTAAATTCTTTACGGATTTAAAGACGGTCGCATTTTCCGGAAAATATAGTGATCTGGATGGCAAGCCAGCAATAGTGAACAATAACACTGCAACAGAAGCCGGAAGTGCCCTCGATGCACGACAGGCAAATCCGACCATCGAGGGAACCATGGCAAATCAGATTTTGCAATTAAACAATGATTTGAATACCAATATGCTGGATATTTCTTATATTCCAAAAACATTTAAGCTTTTTAATGACGTTCCTTTAACAACAGGAATACACGTCTATTGTGTAACTGGATATGGTGATCCAGTAGCCGATTCTCCGTATCCAAATTCAGACGGTTGGTGGAATATAATACAATTTGGTGTAGACGGAAACGGTTCACTCTTTCGTTTAACTCAAATAGCATCTCAGGTATTTCAGACAGAGCTCGGATTCAAAGGCAAAGACGAGTTATGGATTCGGAGTCGGCATGATGCTGTTTGGAGCAATTGGGTAAAATTATAATTCATACCAACCAGTAAGCCAAGTTTGATTAAAATATTCTCTTGCATATATTTTCCTAGTCGTGGAAGACGAATAAGGAATAGCAATTACATGAAGTCTTGAGCCATTATAATTGTTTCCACTCCCAAACCATAATATATTGAATTCTCCCGTTGATCTTGGTAAATCAGATGAGTGTTCTGCTGTAAAGGTTTGACATCCAACAGGAGAATTCACGTATACTATGTAATCTAACACTGTAGTTTGCGGAAGTGCTATTGATCTTTCATGCAAGAAACCTTTTAAATCATTGTTTAATGAAAAAACGTAACTTTATAAACCATGTCACAGAAAGGATAAGAAACATGAAATTAAAAACATCAAAGGACATCTACGCGATAGTGGATGTAAATTACAAAAATGGAGCATTACATATTGTATTTAACGATGACAGCTCCTGTGAGGAGTTACAGACAATTTTTACAGATAAGGACAGCATTGCGCGAATAGAGATCTTGACAGATGATGACGTGCTGACATCTGTGATTACTGGATATGTTGTGCTAGAGCATGTGGAACTCCGCGACGATGAAAAAACGGTTATTCTTGGAAAAGAGGTTGATGATACCGAGAAGCGTATAACGGAAGTGTCTGTAAGCCTTGCGGCGAATGCGGAGCAGACAGCTACCAATACGGACAATATTGAAAAGCAGAGAGCAGATCTTGATTATATGGCTATGCAAATGGAGGTGACTTTAGATGAGTAAAAATTATAACAAAGTAAAAGAATATTATGATCATGGTCTGTGGAGTAAAAAGCGAGTTTACAATGCTGTGGGGAAGTGGATCACGGAGGATGAGTACAAAGAGATCACAGGAGAGGATTATACTGCCGAATAA